GAGGCCTTCTGCATGTTCTTCACGAATCCCCGGCTCGACTTGCGGGGCGTGCAGCTCGACCTTCGGCTGATCGAAGCCGACCAAGTCGCCTCGCCGGCCTACGACTACCAGCAGACGATCTCGCCCGACGGCTCGCTGGTGGACGGTGTCGAACTGGACCGGCACGGCAACGTGATCGCGTATCACGTTCTCACGTCGCACCCCGGCTCCAACTTCCTCATCGGCATCAACGAATACGACACGATCGTCGCCGAGAACATGCTGCACTGGTTCCGGCCGACCCGGCCGGGCCAGCACCGGGGGCTTTCGGAACTGACGCCGTGCCTGCGGCTGACGGCGAACATGCGGCGGTACACGGAGGCGGTCATCCGCGCCGCGGAGATCGCCGCCGACCTCGCCGCGTTCGTCCACAGCAACTCGCCCGCCGCCCAGGTGGACGAGGTGGACGCCTTCGCCGCGATCGAGATCGAGAAGGGCACGCTGACGACGTTGCCCGAGGGCTGGGATATCTCCCAGCTCAAGGCCGAGCAGCCGACCAACACGCACCAAGCCTTCACGCGAACGATCTTGAGCGAGATCGCTCGGGGCGTGAACTTGCCGTATTACAAGGCCGCTTTCGACGCCTCGTCCTACAACTACTCCTCGGCCCGCCTGGACGGCCAACTGCACGAACAGAACGTCCGCGTCGAGCGGGACGAACTCGAGCGGGCGTGGCTCGACCGGATCTTCCGCGAGTGGCTCGACGAAGCCCTTCTTGTCCCCGGCATGATCCCCGCCGGGCTGCCGCCCGCGTCCGAGTGGAACTGGGCCTGGGTCTGGGACGGCCGCGAAGGCGTCGATCCCAACAAAGAGGCCAACGCCACCGAGACGAAGTTGGCAACGCTCACGACGAGCCTCGCCGCCGAGTACGCGCGGCAGGGCAAGCAATGGGACGTGGAACTTCGGCAGATCGCTGCCGAGCGGCAGCTCATGGCGGAATTGAATCTGTCGATCGGCAACCGGCCGTCGCAGGTCGTCGTCCCCCAGGCGGAAGCCGTGGCCGCCGCCGGCGAGCCCAGCGTAATCGCTGAAGAGTCCTACAAGCCGACGGCGGAGATGGCCGACGAGGCCGAACGTGGCCTCGCCTGGCGTCGTGAGTTCAACCGCGGCGGCACCGAGATCGGCGTGGCCCGTGCCCGCGACATCGCCAACGGTCGGCCGCTGTCGCTCGACACCGTCAAGCGGATGGCGAGCTACTTCGCCCGGCACGAAGTTGACAAGCAGGGCGAAGGCTGGAGCCCCGGCGAGGACGGCTATCCGTCCGCCGGCCGTATTGCCTGGGCGCTATGGGGCGGCGATCCCGGCCGCACGTTTGCCAATTCGATCACCGAGGAGGCCAACGCATGAGCAACCTTTTGCTTCGTGCCGATGTGCGATTCCTGACCGCCGACGCTTACGGCGAGGCTGAAAGTCTATCGACGCCGCGGATTCCGCGGTTCTCGATGGTGGGCTACACCGGCGGCATCATCCGCCAGGCGTGGAGCCGCGAGCCGGTCGTGATCGACCTCGCCGGCATGACCGTGCCGTCGGTGATCCCGATCGTATTCGGCCACGACTACGCCCTTGAGTCGGTCCTCGGTCAGGGCACCGGCACCGTCGGCGATCAGCTCGTCATCGACGGGTCGATCCTCGCTCAATGCGAAGCGGCCATGCAGGTCGTGCAGCTCGGCGACCGCGGCTACCAGTGGCAAGCCTCGGTGGGGGCCGACGTGGACGAGCAGTCGCTCGTCGCGGCCGGCGACACCGTCACCGTCAACGGCCGGACCTTCGAAGGTCCGGTGCGAATCGTAACGCGTTCCACGCTGCGGGAATGCTCGTTTGTCACGCTCGGGGCCGATGCAGCGACGGCCGTCACCATTACCGCCTCAATGGCGGAGGAGTCTCAAATGAACGACGAGACGAAGGCCGCCGACGGAATGCCGACGGGGCCAGCGCAGAGCGAAGATTACGGCGGCGCAATGCCGACCGGACCCAGCGACGTGGCGAGTGCCGCTCCGAAGATCGACGTTCAGTCGATCCGCGAGCAGATCGTGGCCGAGGTGAAGGGCGAGCTGCTCCAGTCGCTCCGCGACGGGCGCGGCCCGGCCATTCACGCCAGCAAGCCGGCCCTCGACGACGATCAGGTCACGATCGCCGCCATGCAGATGGTCGGCGGGCTCGGCGACAAGGTCGAGGCGAAGTTCGGTGATTCGCCGATGATCGAAGCCGCTGCCAAGCGGAGCCGGACGATCGGTCTTCAGGACGTGCTCGTCACTGCCGCTCGGAAGGGTGGATACGACGGTCCCCACAAGATCAATGCGTCGAACATCGGCGTGGTGCTGCGGGCGGCTTTCGCCACCCACAACATCAGCAACATCCTTGCCGCGACTTACGGCAAGTATTTGCTCTCCGGGTTCGAGGCCGTCGAGTCGGTGTGGGAACAGATTTCGCTTGTGCGTCCGCTGAATGACCTGAAGGCCGCCACCGGGGTTCGCCTCGACGGCGGGTTTGTGTTCGACGAAGTGGGCAACGACGGGAAGATCAAGAGCGCTGACGCCGGCGACGCGGCCCGCACGCTCCAGGCAAAGACGTACGCCCGCATGTCGTCTATCACAAGAGCTGATGTCATCAACGACGACCTCGGGGCTCTGACGGCGGTCCCCCGCCGGCTCGGTCGCGGTGCCGCGTTGAAGTTCAACCAGGTGTTCTGGGCGGCGTTCGAAGCGTCGAACTCGAGCTACTTCCAGGGTGCGACGGCCGGTGCCGGCAACGCCCTGGCGATCGGCTCGGTCGAGACGGCCTACGGTGCCTATCGGTCGCTCACCGATCCGGACGGGGCTCCCCTCGGCATCACGCCGAAGATTCTCCTCGTGCCGGTGGGGCTGCGGATCACTGCCGATAAGATCCAGACGGGCAACACGCTCCTCGCGTCGTCGCTCGGCTCGACCTCCGGCAAGGTGCTCGAGCCCCAGGCGAACGTGCTCGCCGGGAAGTTCACGATCGTCGATTCGGCCTATCTCTCCTCGTCTTCGACGTGGTGGCTGGCGGCCGACCCGGCGGATCTCCCGACGATGGAGGTGGGCTTCCTGAACGGTCAGCGTCAGCCGACCGTCGAGCAGGCCGAGGCCGACTTCGACACGCTCGGCATCCAGGTCCGCGGTTACTTCGACTTCGGTGTCAGCAAGGCTGAAAGCCGCGCTTGCTACCGCATGGCGACTGCCTGATCCGCGTCAACGTAAACAGCACCCGTGGGCCGGGCACAGCTCCCGGCCCACGGGGTGATGTTCCACCAATCACCACCCAACGAGGTTCCGAATCATGGCGACTCTCAAGAGCGATTCTGGGGTCTGGGACTACACGCCGAGCACCGCGAAGGCGGTCGGCGATGTGGTCATTCTTGGCAAGGTCGTCGGCGTCGTCTGCCGGCCGATCGCGGCTAGCACTAAGGGTGCGGTTACCACGAAGGGCGTGTTCACCTTCGACAAGGTCACCGGCGGGGCGCTCACGGCCGGTGCCGTGGCCTACCTTCACTCCAATTTGAAGGTGACCGGTTCCGCGACCACGACCGGCATCGCTGGCATCGTGGCTGTCGACGCGGCTGCCGGCGACACGACCGTCGATGTCGAGCTGAACGCTGGCTCGATGTTCGACCTGAACGCTACCGGCCCCGCCTGACGTTTATCCCGCAAGCCGCCGGCGGTCGCTCCTCCTCGAGCACCGCCGGCGGTCTTGTGTCTCTGAGGTGACCGATGGCCGACATGCTCTCCGACGGTGCTGCGTGGATGGCCGACCAGCTCGCTGCGTCGGCGTCGCTCACGGTCGCCTACAAGCGGGGGGCAAACTCGTCGCAGTGTCTGGCGACGATCGGCAAGAGCACGTTTGAATCGTCGGGGCAGAACGGTGTCACAGAGCAGTGGGAGTCACGGGACTACATCGTCAAGACGGCGGACCTGCCGTATGGGCAGCCGCTGCGTGGCGACCTGATCGTCGAGGACATCGGCGGAACGTCGGTCTTCTACGAGGTGACCGCACCTCGGGGCGTGCCGCTGTTCCACTACGGCGACGCCTTTCAGAATCTTGTTCGGGTCCACACGAAGCAGTCGGACAAGGATCAGACGTACATCATCACCGACCAGGGCGAAGAGATCGTCGTGCCGCTCACCGCTCAAGGTTGACACATGCCGCTCTTCAAACGTGTCGATC